CGGCATCAGTCTGTCAAAGGACGACGTGCTGGATGATTTCCGGAAGCGGATCTTGTCTTATGCGAACGGTTCTCCGTTTGCTGAGGCAGATGTTTCTGGTTGGGACTGGTCAGTGCAACACTGGGAACTCATGGCCGAGGCGCGAATGCGCAACGACCTGGGGTCCTTTTGTGGTGCTGCCGCCAATGGCATGCGGAATCTGTTCTTTTGCATTTCCCGCAAGCTGCTGGCAATGCCGTCTGGTGAGCTTTACAGCACACCAGATGGCGTCCAGCCCTCCGGATCGTACAACACGAGTTCAACAAACTCGCGTCTCCGCGTTCTGACTACGAGGTTGGTGGGTGCCCGGTGGGCAGTCGCCATGGGAGATGACTGTGTGGAAGACCATGTTGAGGATGCTGAGGAGCGCTATGCGCGACTTGGCCACCCCCTGAAGATGTACGCTAAGCGCACTGGTGCTGATGCTGTGTTCGAGTTTTGCTCGATGCAGTTCGGCCCGGATGGCGTTTGGCCCGTGGATGGGACGAAGACCCTCTACAATCTTCTGTCGCAAAAGGTCATCACCCCCGAGCTGCTCGGACAATTCATGCAAGAGGTGAGAAATCACCCACGGCGTGAGGAGTTCGAAACGGTGGCTCGCCGCTACATGCTCACCACCCCTTCCGATTAGGTCGGGTGGGTGGGGCAATTGCTTGAAGCAATTCTCGCAATATGCCAAAGCGGAAGGTGAAGAAGAAGTCTCCTCGGAAACGAGGCAAGAAATCATTTGCAACACGCATGCTCAAGGGCATTGTCGGAGCCGGTGTCCACACCGCTCTGGGCGCGTCCCCTCGGGATATCGCCCTCTCCCACGCCGGCAAGTTCGCCGGGATCAAAATCCCGTCACTTGTCGGCCACGGCGACTACGCCAGCGCACACACTGAACTTGGTGGTGGATTCAATCTCGAATCGAATTCTATCGTCAAGGGCGGCCTCACCGCTAGTCAGGTGCCCCTCCTCAATACCACAGAGGACGGGGACGTTCGCATCCGTCACAGAGAATTTCTCCGTGACATCGGTGCGTCTATTGCCTTTTCTATCGGCACATTCAGGCTGAATCCTACGGACCCGCTAACCTTTCCATGGTTGTCGGCCACCGCAGCACGTTTCGAACAATGGGTCCCTCTTGGGATCGTTTTCGAGATCGTGTCTACGTCGGGATCCGCAGTGTCGAGTACCAACTCTTCACTCGGTTCCATCCAAATGGCAACTCAGTACATTGCTGCCGAGAAGGCATTCACCTCCAAGCAACAGCTGCTCAATCACTTCTACGCTGTGTCATCTAAGCCCTCAAAGGACATGATGCACGCCATAGAGTGTGACGTGGCTCAGCGCTCAATCCCCATTCTCAACACCAGTACCTTGGACCCCAAGGTCGGTGTTCCTGGATCAGCGGCTCTGCAGTGGAGTGACCTCGGTTACACCTCTGTGGCGTCTTCTGGCTCTCAGGCCGGTTTCCTCTGTGGAGAACTGTGGGTCACCTACGACATTCTGCTCAAGAAGCCCCGGCTCCCGCCGGGGAATCAAGAGGAGAAGTGGAAGTCTGTGGCTGAGACATATGCCGACATGCACCCAATGGGACTCGATGGAGTACCCGAAGAGAAGTTAACCCCTGCTTCTCTGCCTGACCAGTCAGTCACGTTTTGTGATACTGACTGCGAAGGATACCCTGACCGCTGCCGCGGTCGGGTAAGACCTGACAAGGCCTGAGTGTTCCTGCCCTAACCGGCGGGGACATCCAGAGGTAGTCAAAATCCAGCTGAAAACTGGTACCTGTGATACAAGAAACACAGCCTAGCCCCCTAACCTTGGTACGCCTTCTTCGGAAGTGCTGGACCATGTGCCTGCGGGCCGGAACCCTAACCTTG